AAGTCGAGGAGGGGTTGTTTTTCGCAGACATCAGAAATAAGGCTCATGCTGACATATCAAAGCGTAATAATTTTGCTTGCATTTCTACGGCGCGTATTGCGGTTTGCAATTGATTTTCCATTGATGCGCGGCGTTCATAATCTGCGAGTCTAGCGATTGCCCCTACAAGCCATTGCGGGCGTTCTAACTGTGCGTCTTGCTCTTGTAAAATGCGAGCGCGAGACAAATATTCTTCTGTTTGACGTAAGCTTACTGAATAATTTTCCGCGCAGTATCGAGCAATTTGCGTTTTTGAATTTCCGAGCAAAAGCAAATCGTATATTTTATGTATACGTCTATCTATTTCGATATTAGTTGCCTTTTTAGCCATGCCCTTAATATATAACATGAATTATAGGGTTGACATT